AACAATACTGAGGAAACATTTTTATTTACTTATAGAGGAACTCCAAGCGATGTACGTTGTACAGATTTCCTTATGGCACAGGGTATAGAATTTGCTCCAGTAAGTAAGCCTCCGTTTGTAATTAAAAAAGAATTAAGAGCTCACAAATTATGGCCAGAGTTTATTAAAGGTACTCCAATGGATCTTACTCAGATAAAACATTTTTGTGAATATTTAAACAAAGATTTGATTCTTGGAGATAAAGCTAAAGCAACAGAAACTATTAAAAAATGGATTAAAAAAGATTACACTGTGGATTATTTAATAGATAATAAATTACTGAAATCTACTTGTAAAGGACATAAGGATTTTGATCTAATAAGAGCACCGGTTAACAAACATAAAGAACGAATGGAATATATAAAAAGAGTTTTACATAAAGGTTTTGATTTTGATAAAAAAGTTAGAGTAGAATATGCAAATATCCATACTGTTAAAGGTCTAACTTATGACAATGTTGTTGTTGACGAAACTATCGTTAATAAAGATCCTTACTTCACTTCAAGAAGATTACAATACACTGCATACAGCAGAGGAATTTTTGACTATTGGAGATTAGCAAAAATGTCCGGAAAAAAATACTTTACAATAGGAAAGAAAAATGAGTGCTTATAAAAAACAAGTAGGAGGATCACATTATAAAGATATGGCGATTCAACCAGCAGATTTTATTAATAAAAACAAATTACTTTTTGCAGAAGGAAACGCAATTAAATATATTTGTAGACATCAGTCGAAAGGTGAATTACAAGACATAGAGAAAGCTATTCACTATTTAGAAATGATAATAGAAAGGGATTATAAATAATGTGTGACGTTCCACAACTCAGTGAGTTAAATTTAGAAGGTATAGATACTGTTGCAATTGACTTAGAAACTTACGATCCTAATTTAAAAACAAAAGGATTAGGTGCTGTAAGAAAAGATGGTTTTGTTACCGGTATAGCTATAGCTACCAAGAATCAAACTTTCTATTTCCCTATTGCTCACCACATGACCGAGAATTTAAATACTAAGGAAACTTGGGCTTATTTAAATGAAAAAATATTTCAAAACAAAAATATACGTAAGGTATTTCATAATGCTATGTATGACGTATGTTGGATTAGATCAGCAACTGGAGATATGCCTCAAGGAGAATTGTTAGATACCATGATTGCAGCGTCAGTTATTGATGAAACAAGAATGAGATATTCTTTAGATTCGATCAGTAAAGATTATTTAAATGAAACTAAATACAAATATGATTTAGCTGAAAAAGTTTTAGAGTGGTCTAATGGAATGATAAAAGATCCTATGACTAGTATGCATAAATTACCATACCATTTAGTAAAAGATTATGCAGAGCAAGATACTAATTTAACTTTGAAATTATGGGAACTGTTTGAAAAAAAATATCTGGACGCGGTATTATACACAAAAACTAATCCAGATGGAAGTAAAGAATACAAAACATGTAGAAAGATATTTGAATTAGAAACTAAATTATTTCCTTGTTTGGTTGACATGAAGTTTAAAGGCGTTAAGATAGATGTCGAAAAAGCTAAGACACTTGGAGAACTTCTAGAAAAACGTAGAGATAATTTATTAAAGATTATTAAAAAACATACTAATGTTGATGTAGAAATATGGGCCGCTTCTTCTATTAAAGCTTTGTTAGAGCATGAGAAAATTACCGATTATGAAAAAACAAAAGATAGGAAGAAAAAACTAAAAGGTAAAGATGGTAAAGTTCTTCTTGATGAAAAAGGTGAACCTAAAATAGAGTTAGTTCCATCTACTACACCTAAACTTCCTAAAGATTATTTAAAGACGCATAAGAATCGTTTCTTAAGAATGATTGTAAAAGCTAGAGAGTGTGACAAAGCTAAAGGTACTTTTGTTGAAGGGCTATTAAGTTTTGTACACGAAGGAAGAATACACGCAGACATTAATCAGATTAGATCAGATCAAGGAGGAACGGTTACTGGAAGGTTCTCCATGTCTAATCCTAACTTACAACAAATTCCATCTAAAGGAATTATCGGTAAAAAGATGAGAGAACTTTTTGTACCTGATGAAGGTTGCGTATGGGGATCATTCGATTACAGTCAACAAGAACCACGGATTGTGGTCCACTATGCTTTAACTTTATATCCTTATAAGAATCCTGATATTGAGATGCCTAATAATTTAAGAGAAAGTTTAGAACAAATTGAAGAGTCTTATAAAAGTGGATTCGATGTAGACTTTCATCAAGTTGTTGCAGACATGGCTCACATATCACGGACCATGGCCAAGACAATTAACCTGGGACTCTTCTATGGTATGGGTAAAATAAAATTAGCCAGTGAATTAAATTTAACTAAAGCTCAAGCTAGTGTTTTGTTTAATACTTATCATGAGAAAGCTCCGTTTGTTAAGAAATTATCTCAGGATTTGATTGAGTTTGCAGAAGATAATAAACTATTATTTACATTGGGAGATAGATTTTGTAGATTTAATAAGTGGGAAACTAAAGACAGATCATGGAATAATGCAATTAATAGATATGAACCTGTCCCTATACTAACAGAAGAGAATGCAAAGATAGCTTTTAAAGCTGAGTTATTAGATAAATATAAAGATCACATAGCTGATAATTATATGGGTGACTTTACTAAACATTATAAACCTGCATTTACTTACAAAGCTTTAAATAGGTTAATTCAAGGTAGTGCGGCAGATATGACTAAGAAAGCTATGGTCGACTTATATGAGCAAGGAATTTTACCACAGATACAGATACACGATGAGTTGTGTTTGTCTATTGATAGCGAAGAGACTGCTAAAATAGTAAAAGAAACTATGGAAAAAGCTGTCCTTCTTAAAGTGCCTAACAAAGTAAATTACAAAAAAGGTAAAAACTGGGGATCCATAAAATAATACTTACTTAAATGTAAATGTTGCTATATACTACTTAAATAAAAAATAGGAGTTATTATGTTAATATATGGAAAAACACCAAACGATTACTTAGAACTAGCTAAAGCACATAAAAAAGCAACAGCTATAGCAGCGATTATAGTAATTGCCGTCTTATACTGTATATTTTAATATACACCCCGCACTAGAACTGCGCTTAAACAACCCTAAAATATATGAGTCTGTATGGATTTAAAGAAAAACAAAAATGAATGTAAAAAATGCGGTCATGCGTGTCATTGCGTGGATGATTTCCACACCGATCCTTACGGTATTTGTCCTTGTGATACTTGTGTTTGTGATGACCCTAAAAATTCTGGAGAGGAGTGCCTGTCATGTCAATAGCGGATCTATTAAAAAAGAACTTTGTATTGATCCCAGTGATAGCCTCAGTTCTATTTGGAACTTTTACGGGCGTTAAGTATATTGTCAATCTAACAGATACAATTAATTCTAATCAAACTCAAATAATAAACCTTCAAAGAGATTTAACTGTGGCTCAAGAAAAAATTACAGATCAAAACACAAGACTATCATCAGCTGAAGCTACGTGGCAGATGGCAGAGAATATGTATCGAGTGCTCTCCGACCAGGTACGGGAGCACGACTACGATATTAAAGATTTAGGTAGGTAAACATATGGAAGGTCTCCGCATGGATTATAGATTTACTGCACTATTAATTTTAATGTTAACGATGTTAGCTTTTTTTGCAGAACCTGCGTATCCTAGAAACGAATATCTACAAAATTCTGATGAAAGATGTGGAGATTTTGAAACAAGAGTTACTCAAAGTGTAAGTGAAAATCAACAATTACAAGCATTGGATCGTAATTTTAATAATGGTAGTCGTTATTTATCGCTTACTTACAGGAAATATTTAGGTGTAGATTGTAAGAGTGGTAAAGAAAATAGAATGCTTAAACAACAATTAGAATTAATGAAGATGTGTGGTCAAGTTAATAGTAATCCGAGCCTTGCACTAAATAAAAACTTTAATTTATTAACTAGTAAATGTAGAGGCGTTACTC